GAGGGCTAGATCTATTAATGAATTTATTGATGAAAAGAAAAAAGAAAGGTGAGTATACATATGAAGACTTTTCTGAAGTAATTGACTTAGCTATTAAAAAACAGCAATATAAGTGGAGACTTAGCGCTGTAAAATGGTTTGACTTCGATGATGTTCAGCAAATCATCAAACTGCACATTTCAAAGAAGTGGCACATGTGGGATCAAGAAAGACCTCTTGAGCCTTGGATTGGTAGAATAATATCCAATCAAATTAGAAATCTTGTAAGAAATCATTACGGCAACTATGTCAACCCTTGCCCCGATCATCAATCACCTGATCACGACTCTTCTACCTGTCCTATATGTCAAAAATGGGAGAAGACAAAAAAAACAGCCTTAGAGGTTAAGCTTCCTTTGTCTACCGAAGACTTCGTAAAAGAAGTGAAGAGTAGGGAATATATAGATTTTGATTTTTCTGTATCTTTAGAAAGATTAAATGGGCAAATGAAGATCCGTTTAAGTAATATTCATTATACCGCTTATAGAATGCTGTATTTTGATGAGAGTAGCGAAGAAGATGTAGCTAAGTTTATGGGATATAAAATATCTGCTCAAAAAAGGAAACTTGGATATAGACAAGTAAAAAATTTAAAAAAGAAGTTCCTACAGGTAGCTATAGAAATACTTAAGGACCAAGATATTATAAGTGATGGATCTAACTAAAGAACAGAAGGATTTTTTAAGGGAGAATGCATCAAAGATCCCTGACCTAATTGATTTGACGAAGCAGTGCTTCAAAGATGATTCTTTAGACGGGAGGTCTAAGGAGGGTAGGGCTGTAAGGAAATTTCTAGTAGAAAATTCTATAGATTTTAAAACTACAGCGAGAGCACCTGTAGAAGTCATAGAATTCACAAAAGAGCAAAAAGATTTTATAATTCAGCAAGCTGAAGAAGGGTTGTCTTCTTTAGAAATAGCTCGCATAGTTTTCCCGTCTAGATCTGTCAGACCGTTGAGTAATGAGCAAAGAGCTGTCTTATTGCAAATTAGAGAGGTGAATCCTGACATTTTACCCTCTCAAGATTCAGGCGCTCTTAATTCATACATTGCACCGAAGTCTCCGTCTCGAATCATTAAAAAAATCAATGATGCCACAGGGTTAAAGTTAGATGAATCAAAACTTAATAGACAAAAGCAAATTTGCGTAGAAAAACTCGGGATAAACTTTTCTAACTCAAGATTTCTTAAAATTGTTAACAATTATTTAAATCAAGAGGATCGAGTGCTGTTCGAACACGAATTCACTCGATTGACTTGGGATAAACCTGATTTAACCGCAGACGAAATAAATTTGTATCTAAACGTGTGCAAAGAGGTAATAAACTTGGAAGTTATTAGTGCTCACTTGAATAAACTGAATAGTATGTTCGATGATGCTGACGAGCAGCAAGAAATGTCTGTTAGGTTGGCTGAAATCATCAAAGCTAAGAGCGGAGAGTATCATCAATGCGAAACTCGCATTGAGAACCTGACAAAAAAGCTTCAAGGAGACAGAAGCGAAAGAATGAAGAAGATGAACAAAGAAAATGCTTCATTTCTGTCTATAGTGCAACTTTTCCAAGAAGAAGAAGAAAGAGAGACAATGGTAAGAATTGCAGAGATGCAAAAGGAGGCTGTGAAGCAGGAAGCGGAAAGATTGGAGGGAATGGCAGAATGGAAAGCAAGAGTTTTAGGAATAGGGCAGCAAGATGTCATATAAATGTAAAATATGTGGGGATTCATTTGATTCCTTGAAAGGACTGCATTCTCACATGAGAAAGCACGGTAAACTGTTGGGAGATTACTATGTTGAGAATTATGGGAGAAAAGACAAGTTAACTGGAGAATTAATACCTTTTAAAAATTATAAGCAGTATTTCGCTACAGATTTCATAAATAAAAGAAATATGAAAAAATGGTGTCTCCAAGCACCAAAGGAGGAAGTCAAAGATTTCATCGTTACGTCCTTAAACAAAAAATTCCTCTCAAAAGCAGTTTCGTCTGGCCCCCCGTCCACTTACCTACTCACTAGCAATCTTCCAGATATAGATCTGTGTAAAGAGATCTTCGGAAGCTACAAAGAGACATGTAAGCAGTTGGACATGAAACCTATGCTTTCTGAAACTCTTCCGAAACAATTTAACAAAGATTATTCAGATACACCCATACTGATAGATACCAGAGAACAGAAGCCCCTGCATTTCACCAATTCTAAGTTGTTGAAGCTTGATGTCGGGGATTATGCAGTGGGGGGCGATTTATATGACTATACATTCGTGGATAGGAAGTCTTACCAGGATTTTTGCTCTACTGTAACAAATGGATACAATCGGTTCTTAAAAGAATTAGATAGATGCAGATCTACGGGTTGTTACTTGTATGTGGTGATAGAAACAGCTTTTGACCAAATGTGGGCTGTTAATAAGCAGGTATACAAAAAATTTAAATTAGATTATGTTTATCATAGGATGCGTGAAATACAGGCAGAGTATACGGACTGCTGTCAATTTGTGTTTAGTGGGTCTAGAGAAAAAAGCGAAGAACTGATTCCTAAAATTCTTGTTTTAGGCACGAAGCTCTGGGCAGTGGACCTTCAGTATTTTTGGGACAAACAATTAAAAAAAGATGGCTTGGGAAACAGGAAAACAGAAACTACACCGACAGTACAAGGATATAAACAAAGATATTCTAGAAAAAGAGGGTTTTATAGAGGAAACTGAAGCGAAAGTTTTGCTTTATAAATTCTTGAGGGAAAATCCTTCTTTTGCTTGTGAATTGTTTACAGGGGTTAAATTATTCCCCTTCCAGCATATGGCTATTAAAGCCATGATGGAGTCCGACTACTTTTTGGGGATATGGAGTCGAGGAATGTCCAAAAGCTTCTCTACGGGCGTTTTCGCGCTGTTAGACGCTATTCTCAATCAGGGGGTGCAGATAGGTATTTTGTCTAAGTCTTTCAGGCAATCTAAAATGATTTTCAAAAAGATCGAAGATATAGCGAAAAGCCCAAAGGCTACTTTCTTTTCTCAATGCATAACTAGAACATCTAAGATGAACGATGAGTGGGTTATGGAGATCGGCAGAAGTAGCATCAGAGCACTTCCTTTAGGAGATGGAGAAAAGTTAAGGGGTTTCCGATTCCAAAGAATGATTATTGATGAGTTGTTGTTGATGCCTGAAAAAATTTACAATGAGGTTATCATACCGTTCCTATCTGTTGTGGAAAACCCTACAGAGCGTCAAGAGGTTTATGATTTAGAAACCCAGATGATTGAGCAGGGAAAAATGAAAGAAGAAGAAAGAAAGAGGTGGCCTAATAACAAAATTATTGGTTTATCCTCGGCTTCTTATAAATTTGAATATTTATACAAAATCTATCAACAATACGAGGCTCTCATCTTAAATAAAAAAAAGCAAGACGGAGCACACAGGACAATTATGCATTTCAGTTATGATTGCGCTCCTGAACAGTTGTATGATCGAAGTCTAATAAATCAATCCAAATCTACCATGAGTGACTCCCAGTTTGATAGGGAGTTTGGCGCTATATTCACAGATGATAGCTCTGGATACTTTAAGGTGAGTAAGATGGCTGCTTGCACCATACCAGACGGAGAAGGGCAATGTGTGGAGGTTGTGGGTAACCCGAAAGATGAGTATATCCTAGCTTTTGACCCCTCTTGGTCGGAAAGTGAGAGTTCAGACGATTTCGCGATACTTTTAATTAAATTGAATCGTGATACAAGAAAAGGAACTGTTGTCCATAGTTATGCGCTTTCTGGTTCGAGTTTAAAAACACATATTAAATACATGGCTTACATCTTGACTCACTTTAATGTGGCCGCTGTGGTAGGTGATTACAATGGAGGAGTTCAATTTATTAACTCTTGCAATGAGAGCGAAATATTTAAAAAGAAGAATTTAAATCTTGGTGTCATAGAAGCTGATTTAGATAAATCTAAAGACTATGATAAAAACTTAAGAAGACTTAAAAATCAATACAATAAGTCAGAAAAGAAATTTGTGTTTCTTAGGAAGCCTACTTCTGCATGGATCAGGTTAGCTAACGAATCTTTACAATCAGCATTTGATCATAAAAGGATATTTTTCGCTGGAGCGGCGATGAATGATGATTATAACAATCAAAGGAAATCGAGAGTCCCGATAGATGAATTAAAGTTTATTAGAGGTGACGCTAATGACAAAGGAGGTAAAGGAGCTAGAATGATTGATTTTGTAGAGCATCAAAAAGATATGATGGATTTAATTAAAGTCCAGTGTGCTTTAGTACAAATTACAACTTCTGCCCAAGGGACACAAAGTTTTGATTTACCACGCAACTTGCGGAAACAAAGTGGGGCCGATAAAGCTAGGAAAGATTCTTATTCCGCTTTAGTATTAGGCAATTGGATGATCAACATTTTTTATGACATGGAATCAGATGACATCTCAAGCACCCAAGAGACTTTCACTCCGATGTTTATTTCTTAACTTTTAAAAGTTGAAAGTTAACTTTGCCGTGTAAGATAAATTATATTTATGGCTAAAAGAAAATACACCAAGCGCTCTGATTATTGGGAAAAATTCACTCACCCATCACAGACTATTGGAGAAGAGCCTTCTCCAGAGCTTTTAGGAGAACCTTTTTATACTTCCGATGCATCTTATAGCTCTGTATCTGAAGCTAGAAGACAAGACGCTTCCACAAGTGGTTTTAGTGGGTCTAGAACAAACAGATCTGCTTATGTGACTCAAAAAGAAAGATTTTCAAGTATTCGTAGGGGATTGCTGCCTTATGAATATGGTTCTGATGGGGTCACTTGTAGAGATGCTATTGAGTTGTGTCAAAAAGCTTATTGTAATGTAGCTGTGTTCAGAAATGCAATTGATATCATGTCAGAGTTTACAAACACTGATATCTATCTAGAGGGGGGAAGCAAAAAGAGTAGAGAGTTTTTTTACGAGTGGTTTAAGAAAGTCAACATTATCGGACTCAAGGATCAGTATTTTAGAGAATACTATAGAAGTGGTAATATCTTTTTATATAGAATCGATGGTAAATTCAAAGCGGATGATTATGCCAAATTGATTAACCAAGTAGGTAATATAGGAGCCACCGCCAATAAAGTCCCTTTAAAATATATTCTTCTGAATCCTTATGATGTTATTGCTAGAAGGTCAACGACATTTACTACTGGAGGTGTATATCAAAAGGTATTATCCGAATATGAAATAGCACGGCTTGGGAGTCCTCAAACAGAGGAAGATTTAGCTATATTTGAAGCTTTAGATCAAGAAATAAAAGATTCTATCAATAATGGATCTTACAGTAATAAAGGAATTAAAATAAATTTAGATCCTAAAAGATTATCTTATTCTTTTTATAAGAAACAAGACTATGAACCATTTGCGGTTCCTTTTGGTTTTCCTGTCCTAGAAGACATCAACGCTAAGATGGAGTTGAAGAAAATGGATCAAGCTATCACTAGAACCGTAGAGAATGTTATTCTACTTATCACTATGGGTGCTGATCCAGAAAAAGGAGGAGTAAATCCAAATAACATGGCTGCTATGCAAAACTTGTTTAAGAACGAGAGTGTCGGGCGAGTGTTGGTTTCTGATTACACAACTAAAGCAGAATTCATTATCCCTGAACTAAACCGAGTTCTTGGTCCTCAAAAATATCAAATACTTAACGAGGATATTAAGCAAGGGTTACAGAATATTGTAGTCGGAGAAGAAAAGTTTAATGCTACTCAAGTAAAGGCTCAAATATTCATAGACAGGCTACAAGAGTCTCGATACGGATTTTTAAATGACTTCTTAAATAAAGAAATCAAAAGAATAGCTAAAGACTTAGGTTTCCGTTCTTGGCCCGAAGCTAAAATGAAGGACATCGATATGAGAGATGAGGTGCAACTAATGAGAGCATCTACAAGGCTTATGGAGCTTGGAATTATCACTCCAGAACAAGGAATGGAAATGTTCCACAATGGTAAATTCCCAGAGCCAGATCAATTAGACTCTGCACAACAAGACTTCTTGGAAGATAGAGAAAAAGGTTACTATAATCCAATTGTGGGTGGAGTGCCTGTGTATTCTCCAGATGCTAAAGCTAGTGGACCTAAAAAAGAAGCAGGTAGACCAGAAGGGACAACTGATATCCCCTTGGCTAATGCTAAATACTCTAGATCAAATATACAAAAAACTATTTATGATATAGACAGCTTTATTCATGATGCGAAAGATAAAATGATATCCCATCTTGAGGTTTCTAAACTTAGTGAAGCTCAAGAAGAGATGGTATCAAATTTATGTGAATCTATCGTTTGTTCCCACAATAAAGAATATTGGGGCGAAACCTTAGAATCTTGTGTAAAAGACTTTAACGAAATTGAAAATTTAGACACTTTAGAAGAAGTTTTAGATATTTCAGCTCAACATACTCTAGAAACTTACCCAGCCGCAATTTTATATCATAGCCATGAAAAACAATAATTTAAAGTCTACAGAAATTGAAGTATCTATTTCTTCAGAAGAGATCGAAGCTGCAATGACAAAGCAGAGATACGATAAGATCGATACTAAAGAGCTTAAGAAAGATAGCAAAAAAGAAAAAGCCGAGCATGAAAAAGATGCTATCAAGGATGACAAAAGCAAAATGAAAAAACTTGATAAAGGCGCTCCTTCAGAGAAAAAAGATGCTGAAAAAAAGGATCTTAAAAAAGACATGAAGTTCGACAA